GGGGACTACAACTACACCCGATACACCAGTCACAACAAAACGCACTCTACCAACGCAACTCTTTGGACATAGGGCGTCCCATCCCGGACGGTCGTACCACCGCCTGGAAGCTCATCCTCAACTGCCTAACCATCTCCCGGAGATCAAAGACCTCACGAGCTAGGCTCGACAGCGGCAGCTCCCAAGGCCCTACGCAGCCTTCCGGGCACCCCACGCACAAAGCATTACGATGGGACACTATTTTTGGATTTTCTCGTGACACAACGGGCTCGGCCCCAGCCCCCACAACATCGCTTCAGTTCAAAGAAGAGGGCAGAGGTTCAACGAACTCCACCTCATACTGAACATACACGTTGCCAGCTGTCACATCAATGGCTGGTCCCCCAACCCGCGCAACAAAAAGTTGAACAGGCAGGAAGACATCCTTGTCAGAACCACCCAAAGAGTTATAACCTGCAATGGGTAACACTCGCCAATAAGTCTGACTAATACGCTCACAATCCACCTCCATAGCCATAGCCCCCGGGAGCGAACCAATAGTACGCAATGCTCCTCCAAGCAATCCAGTACCCTCAAACCCAGCCCACATGGGACCAGAAACTGAATGGTACATGGACTGCACTTGGTCAATAGAAGTCGCAGCCGGGTCAGCAGCATCATAGGATAAACCCATGGCTATCTGGCCTGTAGTACTGGTGGGGCAAGCAGGGATATAAATAACCCTAAGCTTCCTCCACCTATACCGGGAAAAATTCAAAGCAATACCCCGTAACCACACAGGGGCACTGGCAATGAGGGGATCAGTAGTCAAAGCGAATGCAGCGGATGTGTTGACAGCCCGCAACACCTCCGTATTTTGGACAACAACGGAATCGCCATTGGTAGTCATTCGGGGCATATTACGGCCCCGGTTGACAATAGCAGAACCGGCAGCGGGAACTGTAGCGGTCATGGACTGCATGCCATTACCAGCCCTCCTCGCACGGCGTCTACGACGCCGCCCGGCCCTG